CTGCATAGCATCCTTAGTACGCCAATACAGACCTGGTTTCTTAACTCCACGAGAATCCTGTATACGCTGCTCAATCTCCTCATCCTGAAACGCATGGGGACTCTTTGAGGGTGCAGCCTGTATCTCTATAAAACCAGCCTCACTCCTGAGCATTTTAGTCAGCCTACCAAGCATGATATCAACCTCAGACGGCTGCACCTCTGCACCAGCTTCTACTACCTTAGCTTCTTTACCTTCAACCTCAAAAATAACCTCATGAGCTTTCGCTGCCCTTGAAGTCTTAAGCTCCTGAGCCTTTGGAGCAAACACGCTCCACTTATAAATCTTTGCCTTACCAGATACCTTATCAGATACATCACCCTCACCGAGTACCGCCTTAGCTTCCGGCGAATCCAGGTATACAGATTCACCTTTCTCAAGGTTGAACACAGCAAGCTGGTTATGCTCCTTTGCCAGTGTAAGAGCCTCCTTGAAATCCCCCACCGCAATACTGATATCAAGATAACTCTTACCATTATCAACCCATGTTCCAATGAACGCATTAGGGTGCTTCTTAAGAACAGCCTGATGCTTCTTCTTATAACTCTCTATGTCCTTAGCTGACAACTTATCAGACTCTACAACGTGCTCCAATCCCTTAAAGGTGCTCACAGAGAACTGAGGTGTTCCAAAGATATTCTCTCCTGTCTGAGTAATAGAAGAACCACCAAACTCATTATGCGTATTCGCAATAGTAGCCGGAAGTTCCCTGTTAACAAAGAAACCCTTAACAGACTCAGTAGTAGTATCCTTTGTAACACTCTGTCCCTTATCTAAAACCTGTACATCCCCTGTATCCCTATTATACTGTGTCTTTACTTCATATGGTCGTACAGCATAGTCCTCCGAAGCTTCCCGCACCTTACCACTACGACTATCTACTACAGCGTAGTTGTACGTCTTGGCACGATTAATAGCCTCCAAACTCTTATCAGACTCGATAGAAGCATTTACCTGTGTCTTACCCGCCTCTGCTACTTCCACGGACTCAAACACCGCTGTACCGTCAATTATAGCCTCAACCTCGGGTGCAAACTTCTTCCACTCAGCTTTAGTATTGTTCTTTAGAGCTATTGTTGCTGGCTTATTCAACAGTGCATCTGCCGCAGCATTAGCACCATAGTCCTTAACAGCCTGTTCCACAAAAGGCAAAACAGACCTCTCACCACCAGCTATAAGCCCCTGAATTTCGGTGAGTGGTAAACCACTTATCTGTGCATCATCAGGAATATACGGTTTACCATTCTCATCTACAGCGGCTTTAGGATAAGACTCTACATAAGCCTTACCAATTTCGAGTTCGTGCTGCTTAGTAGTGCTCTCCGACGTAACCGATTCCTCAACACCAAACTCGATACGCTTTTCCTTAAGCCGTTTCTGTACAGCCTGAGCACTAAAATCTGCTTCCTTAACAGCAAACGTAGTACCAGTGACTTTATCAGTAAAGAGATACAATGAGGGAGCTACATCCTTATACCCCTCTTGAATACCGTTGTAAATAATGTCTAAATCTTTAGCTATCTGTTCTGGCTCTACTGTCTTTTCAGCTACAACTGTTTCATCCCCCGCCACCGTATCAAACACATCTGGCTGTGTAGCTGTATCGACTTCATCAAAAATGTCTTTAGCTGGTGTATATACCTTACCAGACTCGGATACTACCTCAGACGCTCGTGTAGTGGGCTCTAAACTTCCCCGAGATATAAAACCACCACCAGCAACAAGACCAAGAATAGCAGCCGGGCCAAGAACGTTAAGCCCATCCTTCATGGCCTTTATAATATCATCCCCGAGAATAGCTGCTTCTGTAGGCTCCTCAAGCCACTCAGTAATACCTTCTGTAGCAGACGCAAGTAAAGCCTGTTTCACACCAGCACCGGGTGATACCTTCAAAATTCTACCAAGAGAGATTGCATTGAGCGCAGCAGAGGCCAACGTCATTTTCTCTGCCGCTAATGCAGCCTCCTCCGGCGTACCACCGCGTTTAACTACTTCCTCATACGTACCCGTACCTTCCAGAGCACCGCCCGTAAGACCACCGAATACCGCAGACCCGAGATAAGTCAACTTAGCTACAGTTGCAGGGGTAAATTTAAGAGCCTTACCCGCCATGCTTATATACTTACCAGCACCTAAAGCCGGGATAATCGACACCGCCAACGATGGAGAAGCCTCTCCTACGTTGTACACCCACCAGTCTGCATTAGCCAACAACTCTGGCTTATCCCAAACCGAGGCTTGCAGTTCTGTAGGAGGGGCATACTTCTTTGTAGCCTCATCCCAAAATTTAGACGTAGTTTTACCTACATCCATAAGAGTCTCAGAACCAGTACGAGTACCAAGATACTGTAATGCCGTACCTACAGCTTCCTCAGTACGAATGGTCCCATGAGTAGCACCACGACCAAAAAGCTCAGACGGCTTCATAGCTTCGGCAGCATCCGGCACAGTACCAAAGGGAATCATCCTCTTGATAATTTCCTTAGTAGCAGACTTGGCTTTTGGCTGCGCCTTATACTGTTCAGACAAAGGGTGCTCCTCCGGTACTGCTGCAACGGTATCAAAAATATCCGGCTGCTTCGATGCTACCGTATCAAAAATGTCCTCATCCGAATTCAGTGTATCGAAAATATCAGACATTACCCCTACTCCTTAAAACTTATAACCGCGCCTCTTAGCAAGCTCACGCGCCTTCGCCTTGTCCCCGCCAACTTCCTTAAGCAACTTTTTAGCATCATCCGCTGTAAGCTGCTTACCCTCAGTAGATTCCTTTGTAACCGCCTTCTGCTCCTGATACCCCTTTGTAAAGGGGTGCTTCTCACCGCGTGATTCTATCTCAGCCGCCTTAGCCGTAGCAAGAGCCTCATCATAGAGCTCCTTAGCAGTATCCCGAGACTCCCCGGCCTTAATAGCTGCCAACTGCATCTGCCGGGCAAACTCAATAGGAGACATTTCCTTACGCTGTGAAAGATGGTCACGAACCAACTCAGTAGCCTGGTCTTTATCCAACCCGAGCTTACCAGTAAGGGCATTGTATAACTTCTCTACCTCATGAGGAGCAAACTCCTTATCAATACCGAGCTTTGCCTTCTGAGCTTCCTCCTCCAAACGCATCTTATGCTCTTCCTTAGCCTTACGAATCTCCTGGTCTGCTATGTTAACCGTATTAAGCTGACCCTCCGCTTTCTTCTTAAGGCCAGCTAACTGCTGCTGTGCAGCCTGAGCATCTTTACCCTTAAGCTCTCCAGACTGCAACGCCTGTTCAATTTTACCTATCTGCTGCTGAGTAGCTGAGAGCTCAAGCTCATACGAGGTCTTAACCAAAGAAGCATTGCTGGCATACATTTTCATCGCTTGCTGAATGCCGCGATTAGTAACTGTCTCTACCCCGCCTATCTGCTTAATCTCATCTGGAGGAACAAGTCCCTTTAAAAAGTTCTGTGTCTCTGGAGCATAGTTAGCCAGTATATCCTTAACCGGACGTACCTGCCCTAAGAATTTCTGTTCCTGGTCGTACTCCCCCTGCTTACGTTTCTCCTCAGCAAGTAGAACACTAATACGACTCTCATCACGAGCACTTGACTCCTTCTGTAATGCTAATCCCTCCTCAGCCATACGATTCGAGAACCCCTGTTGCTCCTCGGCCCTCTTATCGGCCCGCATCTTAAGAACCATATCAGAGAGCTTAGATGCCTCCTGAGACAAGTTACTACGTCCTATGGATTCCAATACGCCAGCCATAATTTAACTCCTCCCAAGCCAGCGACAAATGGGTACGCCGACCTTCATCAAAATCTTTCCAAAACATGACCCCGGAATAGAGGAGTCAAGCCTTGAAGCCATCTCATACGCCCACGCCTTACCAATAGGCGCAACCAACTTTGTAAATAGCACAGACCTCTGCATCAAACGTACTACATGAGGAGCCCACCGCAAATACCCCTCATATGTATTTAAGTCAATATAACGCTCACGGTGCTTTCCATCTAATTGAAGCACGCGGTAAGGAATATAACCCTGACAATAAAGCTCCGTACAAATTACAGAACCACCAGTAACAGACTTAACAGTATTCTCTACCATATTTACTACACCTACTGCCGCAGTAATAGGATTCATTGCATTAAGAACCTTACCAACTGTACTATCATCATTCCACGGTGTTAACTTCGTTGCACCCTTAGCCGCAACACTACCCGGAGTAGAGCCCCACCCCTCACCCTGAGCCTTGCGCATTGACTCAATGCCCTGTAAGCCCGCACCAACCGCAAGAGCAGCACCACCAGGAGAAATCGTAGCTCCAGCAGAAGAGGCTCCAGCCGTAGCGGGCGCAGCAGATGAAGTAGAGCCACCCGAAAACATCCCCATGTCCACACCTTCCAGTGAATACGGACTGGATACTTTCGTAGGTGTCATATTAAAAGCCGAAGAACCAACATCAAGCGAGTAAGACGCGGCTTGTGGCGCACTTAATGACTCACCAGTGCTGGTAAGACTACCAGGCGTATAACCGGGCATCTCAAGGCCCGTAGAGCCAGAAGGAGCAGCTATACGCTCACCACCAGGGGTAGTCATATACTCGTCTGTAAACTGACCACTCTCATCAAACGCATTAGCAGTATCCCCTGGAGTTCTCTCACCCCTGATGGCCCGTACTGCTTTAGAAATATAACCTGGCGAATCCACATTATTCTCGGATTTAGGTGCAGACGGAGAAGCAAACTGCTTATACGCGCCATACCCCGCTACAGCCGTAGTACCAAGAGAAGCAATGCCACTAACAGCGTTAGCTTTCTTCTGAGCCGCAATCTCCTGTCGCCTAATACCAGCATCTTCCTCTCTTGACCGAATCAGGGATTCACGCTCACGTTCTGTTCCCATCTGAGAATATCTGGCTGAAAGGTCAGCCTCAATAAACGCTTCTACCGCTTGCTGACTTGGCCTTCTACCTTTAGTGGCCTCATACGAGGAAACAAACTGACGGAGTTTCCTAAGCGTAGTCTTATTAGTTGGTGTAGCCATACAACAGCCTCCTTAATCTGAATCCTCGTCTATCGGTTTATACGCTATGCCTATAAATAATGGCTCGAACCCAAAACTCTCATTACTCGTACTTATAGAAAATTCTAAACTATGAAATACGTTAGAACCAAAGCCTGTAGTCTTTTCCACTTGCGCTATACGCTTACCCGATGCAACAGGAGACAGCGTTATAGCCGTATCCCCCACAGTCTTACCGTCCCCATAATGCGTACACGTTACCGAATTAATAGTGGTAGTTTTTGCAACCATAATTAATTTAATCATACGTATCATAGTACGCACCATCATGCCCGCAAATGCCATATCTCCAGGTCTAATAATATATGCGATAGCTGTACCGTCCATCGTTGTACCATTTTCCAAACGCTCCACATACCCGGTATCTATCGCACCATAGTTATATGAGTTACCACTGGAATCTTTAACAACACAACCAATTTGAATACGCTTACCAGAAGTACGGTCGACATTAAACCACCGCTGCCGCTTTAGGTCAAAAACAAATTCCTTATCCAACGCAGTAGCCGCACCGGACGCAAAACACCAATGATACTCCTGATTACCCTCATCAAAAAACGAAGTAGACTTGTCTATCATATCCCGATTTATCGAGTAAGAATACCGCTCATCAAACCAATCCGCTATATCCCCATGAAGTGGCTTTATCTCCCTACCATCAAAAAGATGTATCCCAATACCGCTCTGCCAAATAGCAACATTCTTACTCTGACCTGGCGCAAGCTCAAACCCTACATGAGCCGTCTGAACCGTAAGAGGGGCAACACAGCCTATTTTATCTGATACCTGATACTGTACCCAATCTGACGGCCCATTCCCTATTAAGGCCCAAGTCTGACGCTCCTTAAAAAATACCGTCATGTTATACAAATTTGACCCGAACTGACTATACAATGCCGACCCCGCAACAATAGCCATGTCGTCATTAAAAGCCAACTCCACAGAATCTACCCCATTAAATACGCAGTTAGTATGCTCTGCTGAGACAAGAACTGTATTCTTTTTATCTGAATGCTCTGATACTAAAAACAGCCGATTATGGGCAAACATCGGAAACTTATACCCGTATATCTCCCGCTGAGCCGGAATACCCCCGATAAAATCAATATACGTATTAGTTGAAAGCGCACCAGTAAAAGAAATCCGATAATAATAAAGGGGCTCCCCATTACCAATAGTTGTAGGAAACTCAAGAGTCCGCGCTACTTCCGGCCACAAAATAACACCGCTTTTTGAGAACGACTTACCACCTTGTAAAGTACCATCATCAATGCTACCCATTATTACCCAGGTCTTACCATTCCAATAAGCAACTATCATACTCGCCGCATTGGAATTACCCTTACCATCAACTACTGTAACCTGGAGCCCAATCTGACGCTCAGTAAAACCAACAAGGATATTACCGGACGTTGGCAGACTACTCGCAGTCATATACGTAGCCGTGTTACCAGAATAGTAATCCTCCTCAAAAACATTTAACGTATTATCATTATACGACACGTTTACCAACTGAGCATCGGCACAAGTACGTGTCTCCCCATCCCAAATATCCTTTAAAGCCTGGAATACATCCGAGAGTGTAACTTGATAAATGCCTGTACTGGTATCTGCCGCCGTTACTGTAACACGATACCAGTATAAAACCGTCTGGTCTATCGCCTTAACTTTAGCTACACCGCTTGTACTTGAAAAAGAAACAACACCAGTAACAGCTAAAGATGCTCCACCAGAGGCAGTCCCGTCCACAAGTGACGAAACAGCCGCCCATGCAGACCCGCTCCAATAATCAACGCTAATGCTACCAGCGGCGGTATTAGCCGATGAGACATAGAACTTTATACCATCCAACGGGCGTACTGCCCCCACATAAAAATACGCCGCAGTAGTAGTCAAGCTATACTCCGCACTGATAGGCTCAAACTCAGACGTATGACGAGCTACGTCAGAAATACGTATCTCATCCATATATCCCTTAAAGTACGTAGCCCCATCATACCCAATCTGAACATCTCCGGTATAATCAGCCAACCTATCCGTATCAGAGGAATACCCGCGAACTCGTCCATCAACAAAAAGATACCAGTTATTACCGCTCTCTACTAACTCCACATCTATCCACGTATTAAGAGGCTGCACATCCGTAGACGTTACATTCACCACCTCGGAACCCGCCGCAACCACGGTGAACACAATATTACCAGAAGTATTTACATATAACTTTACATAATTACTTGCGTCCGTCTGCTGATAAAAAATGGGCCTTGCAGCCACATAGTCAGTAATACGCATCCGAAAATCAATAGTAAAATTCCCGCCACTAAAATCAAAATCAGCATTATCCGGTACAACCAAATACGCACTACTCCCATTAAATGAACCACAATGAGAACCGAATAAAACAGGCGACGTACTAAAAGTAACGTTGTTATTAGTAACCGTATGCGGAGTAGTGGGGCTACTATCTGTAACATTGTTATTCAAATGAAGCAGCAACATTACGTCTGAATCAATGCCCGCAGGAACCTCTGCCAAGTTAACCACGTTACCAGCAGAGGACAAAGAATTAGTTATCCTATCCGTATAATCATACTTAAACGTGCCGCCCGGCTCATAGTGAATAAACTTAGAACAACGAAATTCATTCCCGCCCCAAACAAGTGTCTCCTTACCATTACAATATGCAAGAGCACCATCAGGCGCAATATCAAACCTACCCCCGTCAGCACCAGAGGCATCGGTATGCAAAGCAGAACCAAAATTTCCCTGAGCCGGAGGAGCAGCAGTTATCTCAAACAACTTAGATTCAGTCTCACCAGAGTTATAGGCTTGTACAAGAACATGAGACTCAAGAGAAGGATAGTGTTTACGAAACTGGAAGATGTTACGAATCTTGAGATATGAGGGTAAAGGTGTAGTGTTTATCTTAGACATACCAGCAATACCCCTGATACCATTGTCTGTATACCTAAGATTAGTTAAGGTCTGGAAATTCACATCAATGGCAGCAGGGTCAACTGCCGTTATCCAACGACCTGTAAGCGGTATTTCCTTATACTTCTTTTCCCTGTCTGCCATTTATCTTTTCCGTCCTTTAAATGACACCCTAAAATCTCTATGGTTAATAGAATCGCGCAGCGTAGAGTTAAGTCTACGAATTTGTCTCTCCGCATACTGAAACCACTTATCGCCATAATCAAGTTCTCTATCCCTAAACTTGTATAGCCATGCCGCAAGTTTAAGAAGCGCATCCATACTCCCCTGTTGAAAGCGATAAATGCCGTACTCAGAGAACGCCGGAGCCGGAATTTGAACATACGCAATAGTTATAGTATGACCCGCTGTAAGAGGAGGGGGGTATATCTTCAACTGCATACGACCCTGGGGCTGAATCCAATACGCATCATTCTGAGCCCAATCGTTCCCTGCACCCCCAAATAAGGCTGTAACCAGGGCCGTGTCACTCGTCTTAGACAACACAACACCATCACAGCCATCAGTAGTATTATGAACGATATCTCCCGCACTAACATTAGCAAACTTAGTAGAGGAACTGGTATCACTCAAAGTACACTGACCGCCAGCAGCAGCCCCCGCAGCTACGGCCGTACCAGATACACGACTTGCCAATGAGGACTGGTCAAGAATAGTAAAGAAAGTTGGACGAGCAACTGACGTAGTATAATCCTCGTACACCATCTCCTCATAAGGCTTATACAAAAGAAAATGGTTATTAGAACCGTCATTATACTTAATAAAAAATAATCCATCTCTATCCCGCAGATAGAGCTTCATAAAATCCGCATTAAGGGTATACGTATCCTGGTCAGCAACCGTTGTAATTGACTGCTCTGCTCGTAAACAATTAGTCTTGGCAACAAACTCCTTTGCAGCTTCCCACAAAAAGGTATATGAAGTCCTGTTATCAAGAAAAGCAGAATCGCTATCTTCATTCAGGAGTTGACGTAACCTGTAAAGGAGTTCTTTGCCGTCCATAATTATCTCCCCCTACGCAAGGCTTCAACGTTAGTGTTCTCACCAAGAAACTTACCGCTTATCTTGAAAATCTTAGCCGCGTCATTACGACTAACCAGACCCTTCTCGTTAGGCGTTACACCACACGCCCTGGCTACCTCAGAGTCAACCTTAATACAAGGATTAACCATCCGACGAGCTTCCTCGTGAGGATTAGCAAGACCCTTCTGCATCTCATCATAAGAGAACATAGAGTCCTTTATCTCCTTACCGAGCTTATCGTACTCCTTAGCAACCTTGTCCGTCTGCTCAGAAGTCAGCTTGGGCTTGGCTACATCTATCTCTGCAAGCCTCGCCTTTTCCTTCTTAAGAGCCTCACGAATATAGTTGACCTCCGAAGGAGCTACATCACCGCGCTCCAAAGCACGCTCACGCTGCGCGACAGACTCTCTAAGTTCATCCACATGAACATCCAACATCCATGACGGATACTCCGAAGTAATCTTGTCACCCTTCCTATCAACCTTCCCAAAAAATGTTATGCCATCCATCTTAAAACCCTCCCTTAAGGGCCGGGCGAGAGGCAAGGGAGTTACCCCCCGCCCGGAATTTGAAGTTATGACGCTTTAGACACGCCAGTAGTAGCAAACGTAGGTACAGCACCAGCAACGTAGATACCTACAGAAGCCTGGGCCATTACCGTACAGTTTACCGAAGCACAATCTTTCAGAAGAATAATACCCTCTGTCTGAGCCGCCCCTGCACCTACCGCATTTGCAATCACCGCTGAGGAGAGCTTCGCGTTTACAAAAACGCAGTCCTCCATAAGCAGCAACCTCTCTACGTCAGTAGCACCCGCCGCATAAACGTGAGTAGCCTCTACGCCAGCCGTCTTACGCCAGAAGAAACAATGCTGGAAATGACAATCCCTTGCCACCTTACCAGTGATAATTTCCCTTGCCAGCCTAACACAAGGACGAATCTTGTTATCCTCAATGATATCTACCAACGAGCCGAGGGTACAGTTATGGAACTGAGCAGAGTCACCATTAAGAAGAAGCTCTGCCGCAGTAGTGGCATCAAGCTGAGAACTCTTATACAACTCTACATTCTCAAACAGAGAATACTCTCCACCCTATGCAAAAGTATAAAGCCCCTCAGTAACGGTATCCGAATTAGAAACCTTAAGATTCCTAAACGTATTACCCACGCCAGTATTTTGTATAGAGGCAATATTCGCCGCTATACCAGTAACACCAAGACTTATCCTCGCCCTCTGTCCATACATCCTACCACCAGAATCAAGGCCAATAAAATGCACCCTGTTCTTAGTAATACTCAGCATACTCGACAAAGAGTGAGTAGCGTTAGCCGAGAGCGCAATCACATCATTGTGATTACTGACTGCCTTTGAATACGCATACGCCAGGGTCTTGAACGCCTTATCCCTACGAGTACCTACGTTACCGTCACTACCATTGTCGTAATCAACAAAGTATACGTCACCGTAAGTAACTGGAATACCGCTCATACCCAACGTAGGCACGCCCTGAACATACAGAGCATCCTTAATCCTACTCATTATAGTCTCTCCTTCCCGCCAGTGGAGTAACCACCAGAGCAGGGCCGCTTTGCGGCCCTTGCTCCAGCGGGGTTAAAGATTACGATACACTATGGCCATACACCCAACGCCAGTCCTTCCAGCCGTATGCACAGCGGAAGTAAATAGCATACTTGAGCAGATACGTCTCATAGTCTACCGTATGCTTGGTTTCCGGCTGTATCCTATCTATCCAAAGAAGGTCGCGCTTCATGGCATCAAGGTCAACCAGGAACCAGTTATTTGCATCATAGTCGTCCAGACGGAGATACGGGATTACCTTATACCTCTTGTAATCCATGTTCTTAGTCTGGTCTGCCGCATCATAGCCCTTCTCAGTACCGACTATCTCACCAGCAAGGTCAGCCAGGTTATCCGGCACTATAAGAGCCAGATTATTAGATACCTCTACTCTCTCAGAGATATCATTCCTGAACTGCCTCATGAGCAGCCTGGTAGCCGCAACAGAGGTCTTACTAAGAGCAGACGAGCCAGCATTAGCAAAACCAGATGCCGTAGACGTACCCGACTTAGTAGCATGAGAAGAACTGCAAAGAGCCACAGCTTCCTCACTTTGCATAAAGTCAAAGGCAGTAGAGAACGCAAAGGCAAACGGCCTCACTCCGAGCTTTTCCCTCGTTCTGTGAGCCGATATCATAAGCCCTTCCGCTCTCGCATCAAGAACAGAATACTTCTTGTCGTCTACAAACTTCCTCTCCATCTGTAGACCACCCGCATACTCCTTTGCTTCTATCTTGGTATGGAACCCAGGAGCAACACTGAGATAGGAGATGGCTCCAGTAAACTCCGGGATATCAGGTACAGCACCTACGGAGAAGAACTCCTCCCATGCAGAATCCGAAGTTATCGGACTGTATATCTGCGGTATCATAGAAGGAAGTTCCTTGTACTTAGCCTCCTCGACCATTCTCAGACGCTTGTCAAGCAAGCGTACAAACTGCGCACTATCAAGAGGGTTTCCCATGATATTATTCCTCCTTATGCCCTCTTAAGGCAGAAATGGTCTGCGTTAAACATGAAATCGACGTGTTCCTTACCCGACTCAGACAAGTCGAGAGCTATTACATTCACGCCATAATAGTCAGCAGTAAGAGCCGCCGCACTATTGATGTACATAGCCTCAGCATCAAACTGAGCCCTGGAAGGCCCAAAGATTCTAAGACCGTTTACCCTTACCAACGTATCACCTATGGCAACATCAGCATAGGTCGCCTTATCCCAGGTAAGAGCCGTAGTAGACGCATCATCAGTTATCCTGTAGACACCCCTATTTGCGCCAGTCCTGAAATAAACCGTAGACAAATTAGCCACACCCGCAACTTCAAGGGCATTTACCGTACAACTAACCCCGGTAGAGCCACCAGTAGTAACAGTACCAAGAGTCATAGCAGTACCAAAAGCCGCATTAAACAACGGGCCTCTAAGTACCGTATTAGGCGTAATCAACGCCACTTTTGCATAAGCTGCCCTATCACCAAGAGGGTGCTTACCACCATGCAACACGTACTCAACCGTATTATCATGGGGACTTACATCCGTTATCTTCTCTGCCTTATAGGTACTATCATAAGCGGGATTCTTGGCATTAAGACCAATCACCACGCCCATAGGCACATTAAGCTGAGAAGTATCATTCGCTCCACTTGCAGTCCCAATAGGAACGATACCCTCGTTTGCCTGACAAGCTACTATCTGCCCGACATAAATGGTATCCAAATCAACTATCGGAACCCACAAAGAGCGAGGAGAGCCTTCTACAATTACAAAGCCCATTTCCTTATCCTCCTAAATTAAAAATCACCTTTCCAGTTTAAGCTACCGCAGAAAGGACAACCTCCAGAAACTATCGGTTCAATTGACCGCCTAATCTCTTTTGCTGCGCCGTCTGCCCCTGCCTCGGGTACAACATACGCCGAATCAAGCCCTCCGAATACGGGAACATTAAACACTCCGGTATCGGATTCAGGCTCGTACTCCTGCAACGCTACGCCCGATTGACTCTGAGCCCCACCAAGTGAGTCTCGGTCTATGTTACAGATATAACCACAATGCCAGCAGCGAAAGTACCTTCCAGCATCAAGACCATTGCCTCGCTCAGAACTTGCTGGCAAAGGGATAGTCCTTGACTGCTTAGGCAGCTTACGGCCCCTGTATCTCGTGTCATATCGGGAACTCATTTTAAATATTCCTCATGTCCTTTTTACCAGAGCGGATATCCCTACTTAACGCATCTCGAATATCGTCCTCTGTAAAACCCTTACCACCCTTAGCTATATACTTGAGAAAGTCCTTAGCGTCCTCATCAAGCTCTGGTAGCTTTACCTCACGCTCCGGTACTTTAGTATCAGCACCAGTTTTAGTTGGAACCTTCTCTTTATTCTTATTCTTATCAAGTGGAGATTCCTTCTTCTTGACTACGACCTCCAACTTTCGAGCGAGTATGGCCCTCGCAGCCCTATTATAGTTTCTCTCAGCATCCACTGTGGGGTCATTAGACCACCTATGATACGTAGTAGTATCATCCAACTCCTTAGCTATCTCATCTAACATAGCATCATCTTCATCCTGGCCTAACTGCCATACCGTCTTTACATAACTGGACGTATAGCTCTTACTGTCCTCTA